TTGCTGGGTAGCTATCATCCGATTAGGCGGGTCCCTTTACCAAATCAGATGAAGTCTGAGGTGATGAATCCAATCTCGCCGGGCTCAAGATCCCGGTCGCCGAAAAGCAATTTGGTTACCAGCTCGATGACGTCGGTAGCAGTGAGACTATACCTCCAATGATAAAACTGCGTCATACTATCCCTAGAGATAGAACGAGCAGCATCAATAGAAGCCTCAATGCCGGAATAACCCAAGGCCAGAAACTGACCTTTGGCATTCCAACCCAACGCGTCAAGCCGCGGCTCTTCTATTTCAAACTCTGCGAATTTGAGCAAGAAGAGATTGCAGATGGGTCTGACAAAGCGAAACTCAAACGCATAGGACAAAGCCTTGCCCGCGATGTACTCATCGTCCGACAAAGCCTCATTGCTGGATGCCCTAACGTTAAAGCGCGCAATCGCCTTACCCAACTTCGGCGCCATGACAAAAGAGCCACGATCATCCGGGAGAAACTGCCTAGACAGAAACTCGCACTCACTCAGGTGTTTGCGGACAAGGACCTTGGCGTCCATGCCAGCAAGCTTGCAAACATACTCATAAGACCGACGCACCTGTTGCCTCCTGCAACCAGGGTTGTCAAGTCTCATGAGCATGTCGTCACCTAAAATGAGCACGTCTCCCTCGTGATCATGCTCTAGAGCCCAGCAGTAATTGATGGACGCATTCCACATGGAATTCCGGAACGTAGTGGACTGAGAACCAGTGGGAAGCTGATTCTTGATCACAGCCTTAACTTTGTGCTTGTGGCTCGTCCCCTTGAACGCGTTAGCCACATGCATAAGGCTGGTCAACCACTTAGGCGCTCCGAAACGCGCCAACCAGGCGATCTCTAGAAGATGCACGTCTTCCAATTGGGTCATGTCGTTGCTGGAAAAGTCAGATTCTACGTACACTGACTTATCCGTACCAGCACGGTGTATTCTCTCAACCAAAGCAGGAGACTGCTTAGCGTAGGCACCCATATAACTGGGGCCCTTGCCAGAAGTCTCGTGCTCAAAGCAAGAGAACATCCGTTTGGTACATTGCCACATGACTGGACCAAGTAGAACATTGTGCAGGTCTGACGATTGGTATATTACGCGAGGAGCAGCGTTGCCGTCGTGACGCTTTAACAAAGCCTCGACCTTGACAAAGATTTGCTTGTCAGAAAATTCACCAACAGTAATGGCATCTATCTTCTTATATGCTTTGTCATGTCGTGCTTGCTTATTCACGTCAAACTGGCAATTCCACTTCTCGAATAAAGACCTATCGAGGACCAACGGATCCCACTCTCCAGGTGATATCTTGTCTAGCAGAGCTAGACTTGCTCTAATCACTTTCGGATCAACTCGTTTGCTGCTGTTATAATTACAACGCTTGTCAAACGCAGCAAGCAAGTTTTTGCGCGATTGATCGGGCACCACAGGAATGTGTCCTGCGATCAATGGGCCCAAAATGTCCCTGCGCAAATTGATAGCCTCCTCCTTACGAGGACTATCAGGTACCCCAAAAGTGACGGGGATATTGCTGGTGTGTGGAACTCTAGAGCTCCGCCAGGCAGCGCGGCGCATGTGGTAATGCGCGGCACCTACTGACTGTACCCTCCGCCACTGGGGCGGAGGCATCTTGTGTGGGTTTTGTGTTTATGTATGTGTTTGTGTGTGTG